ATCTTGTAAATATAGCAACGATCACACCTAAAAATGCTATGGGTAGTTTATCTGATACAAACAGAACTACTATGATTGACGTACCTGCAGAAACTGCAGTAAGAATTGATTCAATATTATTAGCAAACATTGATGGAACTAATGCTGTTGATGCAACAGTAGAAATTAGTAATGACAATGGTTCAACTTATTATAAAATTGCAAGCACAATATCTGTGCCTGCAGATTCAACTTTAGATTTAATTAGCAGACCTATCTACCTAGACGAAACAGATTTAATCGCTGTAACAGCTGGTGCTGCCAACGACTTAGCATTTCATGTTTCTTATGTAGAGATGGTAGACTAGGAGGATAGATGCCAAGAATAATTAAACCCGCAAAAGGTACTTTTACAACAGCAGATATTACAGTTGACTCATCTGGAAGAATTATAGCTGCAGCCACAGGTTCAGCTGGAGGTGGAGTTAATATAGCAAAAAACTTTTTTACCTCTGGTTCTGGAAACTGGACGGCTAGTCCAAATGCTACAAGTGCGTCAGCTTTTATCAAAGGTGGCGGCGGTGGCGGCGGAGGATATCAAAATAACGTTCCTTCTCCAAACGCTCCAGGTAAAGGCGGTGGCTCAGGAGGTTACGGATTTTATTTTGCACCTGTAACAGGTGGTGACTCTTACGCTTACGCAGTTGGAAGTGGTGGTAATGGCGGACCTAACCAACAACAAGGACAAGCAGGTCAAGCTAGTCAGGTAACTAATGTAGGAACAGCAAACGCAGGAAATGGTGGAGGACGTGGTCCACAACCGCCCGGTAATGCAGGAAATGCTCCGGGTGCACAAGGAGACTTTACGGGATCAAATTCACTTATTAATCCAGGCGGCGGCGGTGGCAGCGGCACAAGTCAAAACGGTGGGTCCGGGCAAGCTGGACAATCTGGGTTTATTTTAATTTACGATAATTCAGGATCAGTATAATATGGCAAAATATGTTATTAAAGATAATGATAATAATTACAAATTCATCTGTGAAGATACAGAGTCTAGAGATTATTGGCTAAATACATATGCAGATTGTAATTCTTATGAAGAAATATCTGATGCCGATTATGTAGAATTACAAAAAAATAATAAACAATTTACATCAACAGAGCCATTAAATACAACTTTAGTTGATATTACTGACATAGATGAAATTGAATATACTCAAGAACAACTTCAAGAAAAATTAACAAATTTAATAAATCGTTTAGAAAAACAAAATAGCACAACACAAAACCCTCCGTCTACTTGGGCTACAAATTTAACTGCTTTAAAAGATATTAATTTAAGTTCTTTATCCTACCCAATCACAGGCAAGTCTTGGCTTGACTGTTTAATAAAAAATAGTATAAATGTTCCATCTTCGATGGAATTTTAATGAATGAAAGAATAATTACTTTTTCTGCTAGTAAGATGTTAGCAGATGACAAAGAACTACAACCTGAACCAGCTAAATTAAATATACCTGATTGGTATAAAAAAGTTCCAAATCCACCAGATGAACGTACTATAAAAATGTGCAAACCTTTTTTAACTAGTTTAACTGCAGGATACATTTTAAAAAATCCAATTGATCAAAGAATTAATTTTAACATACCTGATTCAAATGGAAAAAATAAAACTTGGGTAGAGGTGCATCCAAACTTAGAAATTTTTGGAGAAGTTTTTAGACAATCAATGAATTTTAATTCAGGAGAGGAAACACATGATATAAAACAAGTAGGCGGAATGACATGTCCATACGCTAAAAAAAATAAAGCATTTAATATTTATAAAATTTTAAATCCTTGGACTGTAAATGTACCTCCTGGTTATTCTATATTTTATATGCCACCTATAAATAGACCTGACGATAGATTTGAAATTATATCTGGTATCGTAGACGGTGGTCATTCTTTACCTACAAATTTTCCTTGTGTGTTTAAAAAAGAGGGCACTTGGATATTAGAAAAAGGAACACCTGTAGCATCTGTTTTTCCGTTTAAAAGAGAGGCCTGGAGAATGAAAATGGAACAATACGACGAAAAAGATTTTTTAAAAAAAGCATTTAATTATGCTTCTAGATTTACAAAATGGTATGCAGAAAAATATTGGAAGAGGAATAGATGGAACTAAAAAATTTAATTGGTGAGTACAATTTTTTAACTCCTAAACAAGTATCTATGTTTTTAAGAACTTTTAAAGACGTAAATAATTTTAGAGATTCAACTGTAGTTTCTGAAAAGGGAGAAGGAGTAATTGATAAAAGTGTAAGATATGTAAAAGATTATGGTTTTAATAGAGAAAGAACTTTAACAGAAACACATTGGTTTAATGTGCTTTGTTTTCTCTTAGGAAAAGTTTCAAGTAGTTATTTTCAAGATAGGGAAATTAATTATAGAGTTCAAAAAGTTTTAGACTTAGTGCTTTTAAAATATAATAAAGGTGGTTTTTATAAAACTCACTGTGACAGTGGCACATATAATCATAGAGAACTTTCTGCAGTAGTATTTTTAAATAATGATTATGAAGGAGGTCACTTACAATTTTTTGAACCTAATTCAAAAGATTTAATTTTAGATGTAAAACCTGATGTTGGTAAAGTTGTTTTTTGGCCAAGCAATTATTTGTTCCCACATCAAGCTACACCAGTAACAAAAGGAACAAGATATACAATAGTATCATGGATGATTTAAAAAAATATGTCTATATAAAAAACATTCTTTCAAAAGATGAAAGAGATATGTTATTTAATTATGCTAAAATGTATAATGCTCAAAATAAATATTATTTTGATCCTCAAACAGATTTATTAGAAACTTGTAAATATGGAGATACTTTAACAGATTCTCTACTAGCGTCAAAAAAGAAAAAAATAGAACAAGCAAGTAATTTAAAATTAATAGAGACTTATAGTTATTGGAGATTATATAAAAAATTTTCTGATCTAAAAAAACATACAGATAGAAACTCTTGTGAAGTTACAGTAAGTGTGACTGTAAAATCAGATTTAAAAGACTGGCCTTTATTTATAGATGGTGAAAAAATAATTATAAAACCAGGTGATGGTGTATTATATTTTGGTAATAAACTAAAACATTGGAGAGAAGAATATCTAGGAGACTATTCTTTTCAAATTTTTTTTCACTATGTTCTTGCGAATGGAAAATTTACAGATCATAAATGGGACAAAAGAGAATTATTGGGAATAGATAAAAATGCAATTTAAATGGAATAAAGATAGTTGTGAAATAATTTTTTCTAAAGAAGAAAGAAAATTAATTAACGACAAAGGATTGGTTACAGTTGATTATAAAGATGGAAGAACTTTTGTTAACCAACTGGCTAGAATAGTAACTGAAATACATATTAACTATAAGGAAAATAATCCTGATTTTGAAAAAGAATCTACTTTTGATGACTCACAGGTTAGATTAAAATGACTTTTAAACACTAGAAATCTGTGATATTTGGTATAGTATTAGAAAAAAAGGATCCTTATGTTACAAAAAATAGGTTTTCAACCAGGTATAAATAAACAAATTTCTGAAACTACAGCTGAAGGACAGTGGGTAGACTGTGATAATGTTAGATTTAGATATGGGACACCTGAAAAAATAGGTGGTTGGAAGCAGTTAGGAACAAATGATTTAACAGGAGCTGTTAGAGGTCTACATCATTTTGTAAACAGTCTAGGTAGAAAGTATGCAATTATAGGAAGTAATAGAATTTTATATGCTTTTTCTGGAGGTATATTTTATGACATACATCCTATTAAAACTACTACCACACTCACAAACGCATTTAGCACAACTAATGGATCAGCAGTCGTAACACTTACTTTTTCTGGTGCTCACAATATTGCTGCAGGTGAAATATTATTATTAGATAATTTTACTACAATAACAGGATCTAATTTTAGTGCATCTGATTTTGATGATAAAAAATTTATGGTAACATCAGTGCCATCAACTACGACACTCACGATCACAATGCCGTCTAATGAAACAGGATCTGGTGCAACAACATCAGGTGGTATTAGAGTTCAACATTATTATCCAGTAGGACCAGCTGTGCAATCAGAAGGTTTTGGTTATGGACTAGGGTCTTGGGGTGGTGAAGCTGCGGGGGCAGTTACCACAACTTTAAATGGAGCGTTGTTAGACGACACAGCGGGTACGGGTGGATCTGGAACCTCTATTGTTTTAACAGACGCTACACAGTTTCCAAGCTCAGGAACTAATTTTATTCAAGTGGGAAATGAGGAGATATCCTATACAGGTGTTACAGGAAATACGTTAACAGGTATTACAAGGGCTGTAAGAAATTCTACTAGATCAGCACACTCTGATGGTGCCACTGTTAAAAACAGCACCGATTATGTAGCGTGGGGTGAAGCTGCATCAGGTGATTTAATTATAGAACCGGGTATGTGGTCATTAGATAATTTTGGTGACAAAGCAATTTGTTTAATTGCTAATAGTGCTGTGTTTGAATGGGACTCATCTTTATCAAATGCAACTGCAACAAGAGCTGCTATTATTACAGGTGCTCCAACTGCATCAAGACACATGGTTGTATCTACACCAGATAGACACTTAGTGTTTTTTGGAACAGAGACAACGATTGGTGATACAACAACACAAGACGATATGTTTATAAGATTCTCTGATCAAGAAGATATTAATACTTATACACCGACAGCAACCAATACAGCTGGCACACAGAGACTGGCCGACGGATCAAGGATCATTGGAGCTATTAGAGGTAGGGATGCAATTTATGTTTGGACTGATACTTCTTTATTCACACAACGTTTTGTTGGTCAACCATTTACGTTTGCGTTCGCACAAGTTGGAACAAACTGTGGACTCGTTGGAAAAAATGCATGTGTAGAAGTAGATGGTGCTGCATACTGGATGTCAGAAAATGGTTTTTTTAGATATGCAGGTAAATTAGAATCATTACCTTGTTTGGTAGAGGACTTTGTTTATGATGATATAAATCTAGATTCAGGTAATCAGATGGTATCTGCTGGATTAAATAATCTATTTGGTGAGGTTATGTGGTTCTATCCAACGTCTACATCCTCTGTTGTAAATAAAATGGTAGCTTATAATTATTTTGATTCATCAATACAACGACCAGTTTGGACTGTTGGAACTTTAGCTAGAACAATGTGGAGGGATTCTGCTGTTTTTGGAAAACCTCATGCAACATTTTATGATGCTGACACAGATACATCTTTTGATGTTGTGGGAAACACAGAAGGAATTACAACTTATTACGAACATGAAATAGGAACAGATCAAAATAAAAATGGAACTATAACTGCAGTCACTGCAAACATATCTTCTGGAGATTATGACATCACACAAGCAAGAGCACAAGGCACAGGAAAAGTAACTGGTGTTGCAACATTTAGAGGAGATGGTGAGTTTTTAATGAAGATAAGAAGATTTGTTCCAGACTTTATAAGTCAGACAGGCGCTACTAGAGTTACACTACAGTTGAAAAATTATCCTAATAGCACACAATCTAGTTCACCACTTGGACCATTTGACATAACATCATCAACTACAAAAGTAGATACACGTGCAAGAGCAAGAGCTGTAGCGATGAAAATAGAAAATACAGCAGCCAGTCAAAGTTGGAAACTAGGGACTTTTAGATTAGACTTACAACCAGATGGACGTAGATAATGGCAAAGATAGTACAAGTATTAACAAGAGCTAGTAGAGAGTATGATGTTACAGTTGCAGAATCTCAAGTAAGAGATCTTGATGCGATTGTAGAAAAATTAAACACAACTTTTCAAGAAGAATTAAAAGACGAGGTAGAGGCATTTAACTTCTTTATAAATTAATGGCAAATAGTTTTATAAATAAAAAAGTAGATTTAACTACAACAGATCTAACCACACTGTATACAGTGCCTAGTTTTAAGACAGCCGTTGTAAAATCATTACTAGTATCCGAGGACGCTGGATCTGGATCTACAATTACCGTAACATTAGTTAATGCCAGTAGTGCTATATTTAATCTATTTAAAGATAAAGCTATAGGATCTAAAGAAACAACAGAACTCTTAACTCAACCTTTAGTTATGGAAGAAGGTGAGGCATTAAAAGTACAAGCTGCTGACGCGAACGAGCTGCACGTCATAGCTTCAATATTAGAAATACAGCCGCGAGAGGTAAC